AGCTTTTATTCGATGTGTACTTTTCGAAGCCCAGCGACTCATTAAATCGCAAGGACTTGAAACCACAACTGTTAATGCAACTCAGAAATTTCGTAAAGCTGTTCCAGCTGTCACAATATACTCAGACTATATGAGAACCTATACTTCTGTAATCAACACTTTAATTTCTTATATACCCGAAAAATCTGAGCGAAAGCAATCAAGGCTCGAGGCGTTGATGTTAGGTGGCTAACTATATTCAGCAATACTACAATGATATTTGCAGCGGAAAAATTGTAGTAGGAAAATGGATCAGAAAAGTTTATTCTATAGTCCTTGAAGGCTTGGAAAAAAGGCTGTGGTTTTACGATGAACATAAAGCTGACAAAGCCGTCAAGTTTATCGAAAACTTTGTCCATCACAGCAAAGGCAGACATGATTTGTTGTATCTTGAATTATGGCAAAAAGCACTTGTGAGCTGCCTTTTTGGAATAGTTGATAATTACAACAACAGACAATTTCGTGAAACGCTGATAGTCATAGCTCGAAAAAATGGTAAAACATTATTCGCTACTGCCATAGCTGAGTATATGGCATATGCCGACGGAGAGTATGGTGCTGAAATATACTGTCTTGCACCTAAGCTTGCACAAGCTGATCTTGTGTATAATTCATTTTATCAATCAGTACAGCTTGATGAAGAATTATCTGCAGTGGAAATGACTAAGAAAAGAAAGAACGATATTTATATTATTCCAACAAACACAACGATTTCTAAAGTTGCATTCAACTGCAAGAAAGCAGATGGCTTTAATCCTCATTTAACTATTTGTGACGAACTTGCCGCTTGGCCGGGTCAAACAGGTTTGAAACAGTACGAAGTAATGAAATCTGCCCTTGGTGCCCGGAAGCAGCCTCTCATATTGTCAATAACAACAGCCGGATATATCAACGACGGAATTTATGACGAACTGTTTAAGCGTTCTACTCGCTTTCTTAAGGGAAAGTTAGGTGCCGGCGAAATGAGATTAATTCCGTTCTTGTATGTCATTGATGACATACAAAAATGGGACGATATTAATGAGCTAAAAAAAGCAAATCCAAATCTTGGAATTTCAGTTTCAGAAAGCTATTACCTCGAAGAAATTGTGGTAGCTAAAAATTCAACATCAAAAAAAGCGGAATTTCTCTGCAAATACTGTAATATTATGCAGAATAGTTCTATAGCATGGCTTGCTTATGAAGATGTAGCACTTGCAAGTGACAAATCTATCAAATTAGAAGATTTCCAAAAATGCTACGCTGTCGCCGGAGTTGACTTATCACGAACGACTGACCTTACAGCTGCTACGGTTGTTATATGCAAAAACAGTGAATTTTATATTTTTACACAGTTTTTTATGCCCGAAGACAGTTTCAAAAAAGCTTGCGAAAATGAACCCGAAACTAAATACGAAGTACACAAAGCAAAAGGCAGAATAACAATCAGCGGCAAGCATTTTGTTGATTATCACGATGTTTTTAATTGGTTTATAATGCTCCGAAAAGACTATAAAATAATGCCGTTAATGGTCGGATATGACAGATATTCCGCACAGTATTTGATTCAGGATTTAGATTCATCAGGCTTTAAAACGGATGATGTCTTTCAAGGTACTAATCTCTCGCCGATTATGGATGAGTTTGAGGGACTTTTAAAAGAAGGCAAGATACATTTCGGTGACAACGAATTGTTGAAAAAGCAGTTCCTTGATGTAGCTGTAAAAATCAATGATTCTGACGTGCGAAAAAAGCCTGTGAAAATCGAAAGCAGATTGCACATAGACGGTCCTGTTAGTGTTTTTGATGCATTTACTGTACGAAGCAAGCACTATAAAACGCTTGGAAAAATGTTAGAAAACAGAAAGGTGACTTAAGCTCATGGGAATATTTCAAAGACTATTTAAACAACGATCCTCAAAGGTATTCTTGAATATAAGCAAAAGCGAAAGTGGTAGCAATTACAATAGCCGTAGTGAGATTATCAACAGTATAGCAGACAGAATAGCTACTCAAGTTTCAAAGCTCCAACCACAGGTAATCAGAAACAATGGAAATGGTACAGTTATTAAGAACGATAACCTTGCAAGATTGCTTTCGACAAGACCATGCAAAGAGTTAAACACATCAGACTGGTTATATAAAATAGCATATCAGGCAGTTATAAATGGTGATGGTTTTGCGATCATTTGTTACAACGATGACTACTCGGAAATCAAGGCAATCTGCCCTGTAATATGCTCAAATTACAGAATATTCGAAGACAAAGGAATTTTGTTTTTCCGCTTTATTTGGTCTTATGACTGTAAAGAATATACATTGCCTTACGATTTCGTAATACATCTCAAAGACCGTCCGGGTACTAAGCGATTTATTGGGAGCAATCCGAACGATGACTTATCAACATCTGTAGATATGCTTGAAACTACATATAACGGTATTAAAAATATTGTAAAAAATTCGGCTCATTTGAGAGGGTATCTTAAATTTAACAATTTCATTGATGAGGATGACCTTAAGGAAACGATTAAAAATTTTCAAGAAGCTTATATGACATCAGAAAACGAAGGTGGTATCGCAGGTATAGGCTCTGAGTACGAATTCAAAGAATTAAGTCAAACACAAAAGAGCATTCCAACTACTCAACTATCATTTTTTAAAACTAATATCTATGATTATTTTGGAGTATCTGAAAAAATAATCAGAGGTGAATATTCGGAAAATGAATGGAATAACTTTTATGAAACAAAAATTGAACCTATTGCAATGAAATTATCGCTGGAATTTACCTACAAGGTTTTTTCGGAGCGTGAAAGAGGGTTTGGAAACAAAATTGTTTTTGTAGCTAACAAGTTGCAATATGCTACAACCCAAACTAAGATGACCGTTATGCAGGCATTGTTTGACCGTGGCTTTATCACAATCAATCAAGGCCTTGAAATGATGGATATGCCAAGCCTCGGCGAAGAAGGAGATGTGAGAATGGTAAGCCTTAACTATGTTAAGACTGATGACCAATCACTCTATCAAACAGGAAAGGAGAATAATAATGCCTCAAATTAAAAATAACATCAGTGAAATTTTTCGTATTCGCAATGAAACTAAAACATCGGCTGATTTATATTTCTATGGTGACATAGTGAGCGACCATTGGAGTGCTTGGAGCAATGAGGACCAGTATCCTGAAAACATTCAGCAGTTGCTTAAAGGGCAAGAAGGTAAAGCTCTGAACATTTATATCAACTCAGGCGGTGGCGATGTGTTTGCCGGAATGGCTATTTACAATATCATCAAAAGGCATCAAGGATATAAGACGGTATATATAGACGGATTAGCTGCATCAATCGCCTCTGTAATAGCTATGGCAGGTGATAAGTTAATTATTCCGAAAAACGCATTTATGATGATACACAAGCCCTGGACGGTTGCAATTGGCAATGCTAATGATTTGGTAAAAGAAATCGAACTACTCAATACTATCGAACAAAGTATAGTCAATGTCTATGCAGAAAATCTTGCAGAAGGTGTTGACATTGAAACGATAGAAAAAATGGTTGATGAAGAAACATGGCTCACTGGTGAACAGGCGGCCGAGTATTTTGACATTGATGTTGCAGCGGAAAAACAGATTGCAGCTTGCACAAATACTCATTTTAAAAATCAGCCTAAAAATCTTATAGTTATGACTTCCGAAAAAGGAAAAAGTCTTTCGGCAAAGTCATCAAAAATAAAATCGCTGTGTATCAGCGGAATCTTGAAAGGAGAATGATTGCAATGACAATCAAAGAACTCAAAAACAGACTTAATGAAATTGCTATTGAAGCAAAAGCCGCTGAATCAAGTGGTGATGATGCAAAGCTTGACCAGCTTATCGACGAAGCTAAGACTATCAACGATAAGATTGAGCGTGCTCAGAAACTTGCTGAAATTGCAAAGAACTCATCAGAAGCAGAAGATGATAAAGGTAAAAATGAAGAAACACCGGAAAATCTTGCTACAAAAAGAGGCAAAAGACTCAAAAACGGCGAAACCGTGAGAATGGATAAGACTATTGTCGCACCAAAGGCATCCATCACTTCAACAACAGTCGCAATGCCGCACCACACAGCGGAAGATGTCAGAGATACATTCAATGATGTATCAAGTCTTATTGATGCAGTAAGAGTAGTTCCGCTTGACGGAGGAGAAAGCTACCAGAGAGGCTACGTTAAGTCCTACGGTGAAGGTGATTACACAAACGAAAATGATGAGGCTACCATTACAGAGCCTACATTTGATTATGCAGACATTAACAAAACTTGTATTACCGCATACGCTGAAGAACCTAATGCTATTCGCAAACTTGCACCTGCAGCATATGACACAATCATAAGCGAATCAACATCAAGAGCAGTAAGAAAGAAAATTTCAAAACAAATTCTCGTAGGTACAGGGGATTCCGGCACAATCATAGGTATTTTCTCTACGAAAGCAAAAGCTATCGATGCCGCAAAAGATATTGAAATAACTTCAATTACTGAATCTACTCTTGATGATATTATCTATTCATACGGTGGCGAAGAAGAAGTTGAAGGTTTCTGTGGGCTGGTTCTCAATAAGGCAGACCTCAAAGCATTTGCAAAACTTCGTACTGACGATGGTAAGAAAGTATATGACATCAAGAATAACGGTAACACAGGTACGATTGATGGTATACCTTACATCATTAATTCAGCTTGTAAAGCTATTTCTTCTGCGACAACAACTAAGGGAGCATACTGCATGGCATACGGCCCATTCGGAAACTATGAGCTTGCTGTTTTCTCCGATATGGATGTACAGATTTCAACCGACTATAAATTTCGCACAGGTCAGACAGCACATCGTGCAGAAATGTATGTCGGTGGTAATGTAGCCTCTTACAACGGTTTTGTACGAGTTAAGAAAGGCTGATAACAATGTCAGCGACAATCGAAAATCTACTTGAAGCTGCAAAGATTCGTTGTCGCAAAATTAGCTCGGATATTCTCGATGAGGATATCCGACAATATATTAATTTTGTTTTAGAAGATTTGCAGAGAATTGGAGTACACCAAAGCTGGATTGCTGAGCCTGATGCACTTATCAAAGAAGCGGTACTGGTATATTGCAAAGCAAATTATGCACAAACAGTTGATGAAAAACTAAGCAATAGCTACAACATCATTTTAGCGAAAATTAAAGGACGATTAAAATATAGAAAGGAAAAGCCTTATTATGATGAATAGTGAATGTATAGTAACCCTCATCAGTGTAGTTTCGACTGGAACTAATGATATTGGCGAAATTGTACAAGACGAAAAAAGAAAACAGGCTTTTGCTGTAAAAAAATCCGTTAATCAGTCAGAATTTTTTCAAGCTTCGGCGGCAGGATACAAGCCTGAAATCGTATTAGAAATAAGCACCTTTGATTATAAAGGTGAAATCTTCTGCGAATTAGAAAGCGAACGGTATAAAATATATCGTTCTTACGAATCGAAAAACAGTGGAAGAACAGAGCTTTATCTTACTGCAATAGTAGGTGAAACTAATGGCATTGCCTCAGTCAGTTAAAATTACAAAAAACGGAGTAGAATTCGTCAGCAATGTGGACAGGCTACAATATACACTCAAGGAACTTGAGAGAGCAGCCCTCAGAGATGTTGGGAAACTCATATGTAGGCGTACAAGGCAGAAAATCAAACGCAGAACAGGTAAATTAACTCGACAGACCCAGTATTGGGTTAGAGCAAAACAAGATATACCCGATTTGCAGGTAGGATTTAAGCCCCGAGGATTTTACGGAATCTATCAAGAGATAGGAACAGATATATCGGGCAATCGAAAAGGCAAGATTAAAAAAATAGGTGCACTTAGCAACGCAGCTGAAAACAACATTGCAGACATTATCAAGATTGAAAAACAATACTTGAGTGCGATAGGTTCAGAAGAAGCAGAAAGTAATATTAACGAGGGGGAACTAAGCGGTGAATGACATTAAAAAACTTCTCAAAGAGGTATTCACAGCTTATGTGCCCTCTTTTTTCTTACTCGCAGACAGTGGATTTCCTCGCTTAATATATGATGCTAAACAGATTTATACTGATGAACCATACGAAAAATTTATAATAACCTGTGACATTTACGATATTACTACAACAGAAAGAATAGATGACATTGTTTCTAAAATTAACGCAGATATCGGACTATGCACAATAGAATTTAAAAGCGATTATTATAAATTTTATAAAAGTGATGACAGACAATATATCGCGGAAAGCGACAAATCAATCAAAAGAATAAGGTTTTCTTATGAATTAAGAAGATATAGAAAGGATGATTAAAATGGCAACAGTTAAGCCACGAAAGATTAAGCCGTACAGCGGATATAATGCTAAGACGGCTGACCATATGCTCCTTGATGCAGGTGCGTTTTTTGTAAATTACGATC